ACCAACTGCAGCAGATGCAATCGGATTAATTAGAAATGTATATGACCAAGCACCAGCAGCACTTCAACAAGTAGCAGCAGGTGATAAGAAAATGTTTGTAACTCCTAAAATCTTTAACGCTTACTTAGCAAACTTAGAAGGTTCTTCTGCTGATTTAGCAATCGTTAACCAAGTTGATGGTATGCGTAGAGTAATGTTTAGAGGTGTTGAGTTAGTAGCAATGTATGAGTGGGACACTATCTTAACAGACACTAACCCTGATTTATTTATTACTACAGGAGCAGCAAATGTTAACAATGGTGTATGTTACTGTGCAGTAGAGAACTTAATCATTGGTTCTGATGTAACTGACCCAGAAGGTTCTTTCAAAGTATTTTATGATGATTTAGAAGAAAAAATGTTCTTCAGAGGTTACTTCAAGTTAGGAGTACAATACTTGTATTCTTCTCTTGTTCAATGGGGAATTGTAGCATAACAATAATGTAATAATAGAGGGGGTGTAAAAGCCTCCTCTTAATTACTTTTAAATAACTAATAAAATAATAAAAAAATGGCAATAGATACAGGTTTAGCGATTGGATGCACAGACTTACAAGCAACAGGTGGTATAAAACAAATACTACTAAGGTCTTGGGCTGCTGGAGATACAATCGTATATGGGTCAAGCACTCATACAATTACAAGTATTAAAGATACTGGTGGAACTGATGCTGATTGGGGTGTGTATGAGTTTAAAAATGAAACTCCTGCATTAACTATCAATGCAACTAAAGAGAATGGTTCAACTGCTTTTGAGTGTGGATTATCTTTTACACTTCCAAGAATGGAGGTTGCTAAATTCAATGCAATACAAGATATGTTAAATGCTTGTTTGATGATAATAGCAGTAGATACTAATGATAATGCTTTTGTTTTAGGTGTTTCTGAGAAATACAGAAATGAAAGTGTAGCAGAAAGAAGTCAAACTTTTGGACAATTTGCAAGTGCTGAAGGTGGTTCAGGTGCTGCTTATTCTGATGAAAATGGAGTTACTATTTCTCTAATGGCAAGACAATTTGAAATGCCAAGAGAGTATGCACCTTCTGCAACAGGAATTACAGTTGCTTCAACAGGTTTAACTGCAACAACAGATTAATATTTAAAGATATAGAAATAGGTTGGACTTTGTTCGTAAAAAGTTTAACAACATTTCCCTATTAATATCTTTTTTATAATATGTGTGATTGTGAAAAAAAAGTTGTAGATTTATCACACTTAAAAATATATACAGTTATGGCAGAATACAAAGCAAAAAAAGATGTTGTTCTTATAAGAGATGGTGAAAGGTTTGTACTAAGAGAATCATCACAAGAAGAATTGTCTTACCTATATGAAGATTTAGGTTTAACTTCATTAGTAGAAAAATTATCAACTACAAAAACAAAAGATGAGCCAAAGAAAGCAACCAAAAAGAAAAAGTCAGGTAAAGAATCTTCAGACTCAAAAGAGTAATACTTTTGAATTTGGAGTTTTTAATTTAGCAATTCCTGAACATATTGAAGAACCTTTAGATTTAGCAAAAGTAAGAACTAAGTTTATTCCTTTTGGTACTAATAATCTATTCCCTCAGTATTTAGCAGAATTAAAGCGTAAATCTTCTACTCATAGAAGTGTATTAGCACAAAAGACTATCTTTACAAGTGGTGCTAAGTTTGTTACGAATAATGAAGATGTTAAAGAATACATCAAAGATGTAAATGCTGATGGAGAATCATTAAGAGAGGTTTTTAAGAAATTAGCAGATGATTACTATTCATTTGGAAATGCCTATTTAGAGGGCGTATTATATGATGGTGGACTAAATCTATATCACATAGATGCAACTACTGTTAGAATGTCTAAAAACAAGAAAGAAGTATATGTACATCCTGATTGGGCTAAGTACAATAGTATGAAAGATAAATTATCTATCATTCCTATTTATCCTAAAGTGAAGGGAAGTAGATTTGTTGTTCAATTTAAAGATTACGAGCCTACATTCCAATTCTATGGTTTACCTGATTATATTGCTGCATTAGAGCATATTGCAGTTGATTATGAAATTGGTAAATGGAATCACACTAAATTCAAGAATGGATTTCAACCTTCAGCAATCGTTGAGATTAATGGAGATATGGGTGAAGAAGAAGCAAAGAAATTAGTAAGAGAGGCACAAAAGAAGTTTGTTGGAGATGGAAACAATGGTAAGATTATGTTCATTGTTAAGAATGGAGATACTTCAAGTGCTAATGTTCAAATTATCAAAGATGACCAAGAGGGTAGTTGGATAGACTTACAAAGAATAACTGACCAGAACATTGTAACTGCTCATAGATGGCAACCATCATTAAGTGGTTTAGTTAGTTCAGGTAAAATGAACAATACAGGTAGTGAGATTAGAATTGCTTATGATTTAGCAATGACTACTGTAATTAAAGATACTTCTGATTTATTGTTAAATGGGATTAGAGGGGTTTTATATAAAGAGTTAGGCTTCTTGCCTGAAGAATTAGTGATTCACTATGAGCCACCAATTAGTTTTGCAACTCAGATTGACCCTAAACAAGTTCTTACTATTAACGAACAAAGAAGAATGTTAGATGAGGATTTACCAATGCTAGAGGAAGGTAATATGTTCTTAACTGATAGAGAGCAAATTATNGTAACNAGAGATNATGATGGNGATGGTAAGGGTGATGATGAAGTNGGAGATATGCAAGTAACTGAAATTGAAAAAGAATAACTATGGCAAATGTAAATCAATATATACCTTTAGTAACAGCAGCAGAAGTTATAAGTAATAGTTTCACTAACGCTAATACTGATACTGCTTTAATATCTAACAGTACATTACTTCTTGCTGAGTTAGCACATTTAAAAGAGGCGATTGGTAAAAAGTTTTATGAGGAATTAAAAACTCAACATAATAATGGTACTTTAACTACTGAAAATCAAACTCTAATGGATGATTTCTTAACAAGAACTTTGTGTTGGTTTGTTAGGTTTGAGGTAATCAATGAAGTTCAGAGTAATAGTAGTAGTGCAGGTATTGTGCATAATATTGATGAGTTTGCTACTATTATAGACCCTTCTGAGTTAAACGCTTACAAGCAGGACACTTACAGAAAGGCTGAGATATACTTAAAAGATATGCTAGATTATATGAATGATAGCGACCAAAATGGTGATTATCCAACTTATGAATCTAATAAGCCTTGTAATGATGATGTTTATAAGAATCATGGTATAATAATGTATGATAGTATATATTCAAGACCTACTAGAAATTATAATAGTTGGAAGAATAACTGTCCTTGTGATGATTGTTAAAATAAATATATAAATGGCTGCAAACGAACATAAGAATTTAAGTAGTATAAATAGACACAATCCAAAAGCATTTGAAAATGCTATTAATGATACTGTTTTAAGTAAAAATGCAGGAACATCTGCAACAGGAACTGATGGTAATTTAGTTTGGCAAGATAAGTCTTATATGGGTGTTACTAACTATAAGATGCAGGGGTTTACAACAGGTGCTGCAAACTACTATTATGGAGAGGATATAGCAGACACTAAATCTCCTTATGAGATGGCTGTTGATTATGGGAATAGTGCTGTTGCATCAGGTAGTATAAATCCATCAGATGCTTTTAGAATAGGACAGGGGTGTATAGTACCTGAAACTGCTAATGTTACATCTATAAAAGGATGGATAGCAAGTAATGGTGGTAATAATATTACTATTGCTATATGTAAAATAACACCTGCAGTTGGTGTTACTACTGCTCTTGTTCCAGTTGTTGTTGATGAAATCACAGTAACAGGGCTTTCAAATAATAATAAATTAGTAGCAATAGATGAAACTACTATAACTGCAGCAGGATTATCTTCAGGAGATATTATATTTCCAATGATTAAAGAAGTAGGAGGTACAGGCTCTACCATTTATATGAATTTAACTATACAAACAACAACATTCTAATGACAACAAAAGAAGAAATAGTATCAATGAAGAAAGACATTAGTTCAATAAATGAGAAGATGGATAATTTAGATAATAAATTAGATATGATTACAGAGAGATTATTGAATCCAGATAAAGGAGTTGCTGCTAGAGTGAACAGAAACACAGCAATGAGAAAGGTTTTAGTAAAAGCAATGTGGATGATTTATGCTATAACTTTAGGTGCATTAATAAAACTTTTTACAGAATAAAAATAAAATAATAACAATTTAAAAAATAATAAAATGAGTACATTTGACACAGACAATACATTACTATTTGAAATGCTAGGTAAGGGTGGTGGAACTGAGGTTTTCACTACTGCAGCACAAACAGGTAAAGATTTCTATTGCATACATTTCCCTGTTGCATCAGTAATTGCTACAATAGCAGGAGATGCTAGTGGTATTACCTCTTTAAATGGTCAAACTATGAGTGCAGGAACTACTTTGTTTTTACGAACAACTGCAGTAACTCTAACGAGTGGTATAGGTATTGGATATAGCGAACATGATGGTAATGCATCTGCATAATAATAATAATAATATATAAATAATATGTTAAGTTTAAAACAGGCATTAGGTTTAAATAGTATTAGTGTAGTGGGGGGGAGTGTTGCATGGACACCTAACTCTGAGGGTAGTGTTGTTGCTTGGTATCAAAAAGGACAAGGTATTACTTTAAATGGTTCTGATGTTTCTGCTTGGGCAGATAGTGCCACAGCCGTTCCGTATGATATGGCTCAATCAACTGCATCTGAGCAACCTGCTTATTCAGCAGGGTTATTAACATTTGTAGAGGCTGATGATACCAATCTTCAAACAACTTCTCAAATATCTTTAACAGGTGCTTTTACAATAGGGGTTAAATTAACACCAACAGGAAGTAATACAGGTACTTTCTTAGCAGATATAACTACCACTAATGAGTTTTTTAAACTTCACTCTACTACAAATTTTAGAGCAAAAATTGATGGAAATCTCTCTAGTATTGATTTAGATAGTGGTACATTTGGAGATGATTATTTAGTTGTAACTAGGGATGGTTCTAATCTACTTACTTTATATCAAAATGGTGTAGCACAAAGCACAACAACAACTACAGCAGGTACAGCAGATATTGATGCTATTGGTTTAAGGAGTGGTGCTGGTTCAGGAGTAAATGGTTTTGATGGAGTTATAGAGGAGGTACAAATTTTTAGCAGTACAAGTGCTACATTAACTGCTAATGTAAATGCTTATTTAGCAGGATTATAAAATAAATAAAATAACAATATAATATGGCAACAACAGTAACAGTACAAAATTTAACAGTAACAATAACAGAGTCATACACTCTTAATGGTGTTAGTTATGGTAATACAATGAATAAAACCTATACAAATAATGGTCAAGTATCTCAAAGAGTTATGACTGTTTCAGGTAAAGGTGATGGAGGAGATTGGACAAATATATTGGCTTTATCAACTGCTGATGGTCAGGGTCAGGTAGTTAAGGCAGAATACAAATACTTTAGAATAACTAATTTAGATGATACAAATACATTGCATCTTAGAGTTTATAATGGTTCAGATTATGTTGCAGTTGAGGTTAATCCTGCAAGTAGTTTACTGCTTATGGATGCAGGTATAGATTCTCCTACAGGAACAGGTGCTATAACATTTGCAGATATTCAAGCAATAGCAGGTCAATCATCTCACGCTAGTGATTCTTTAGATGTTGAATTTATAATGGTTACTTCTTAATATGCCTTGCTACGAATGTGAAAATGGTAGTTGGAGGTTTGGTGAAACTGGTGAATGTCAGTATGACTCTAAATCTTCTTGTGAAACTGCTAATAAAGATTATTATGCAGCAGAAACTTATAATGACTACCCACAGGCAGCAACTAACAATGCTAAGAGGGCTATAAAGTATAAAGAAGAAAATGGTAGTGATTGTGGAACTCAAGTTGGATGGACTAGAGCAAGACAATTAGCCAATAGAGATAGTTTAAGTAGAGATACTATTGCTCGTATGGCTTCATTTAAAAGACATCAACAACATAAAGATGTACCTTATGATGAAGGGTGTGGAGGTATTATGTGGGATGCTTGGGGAGGAGATGCAGGTGTAAATTGGGCTATAAAAAAGTTAAAACAAATTGACTCTGAAAATAAAATTAAAGAAGATTTT